GTTCAGTTAGATGAGGATTTTAACGATCAAGTTAAAGGGTTGCTTGTTCATCTGCTACAGAAGGCGAACAACAGAGCAGCGGATATCATCAATGAACCAGAAATCAAAAGCTTGACAACGCACGACAGCCCTGCTATAATGCATTTAACGGAACAAGACGGAACGGAACAAGAAGAAACAGAACAAGAAGAAACAAAGCAGGACAAGTAAAGATGGGAAATGGATAGGAATGATTTCCTATCCCATACGACGCAACTGAGGAAAAATATGGCAGACATCATTTCCAATTACAATATGGCATACGTGACAAACTTCAAGTTTGAGATACCTGAAGCTTCTCACATCAATTACTTCATTCAGCAAGTGACACTACCATCGATTTCGATGTCACGGAATTGAAACGTACCACAAGAATAACCAAACAGTGATGTACAACAACACTGTTGACTGGTCACCACTGAGTATGACGGTGTTGATGGATGAAGAGTTCACGAACTACCTATACCTAATGAAATGGATGATGTCTTTCATTGATGAGGATGACTATCGAAGGCTTATTAAAGACACTAAGTTGAGCATTCTTAGCGCCAACAAAAAGTCGTTGCTTATCTACACCTTTGTGGGGTCTTTCCCCACTAATTTGAGTGATGTCTCTTTCGACTCGTCCACTATGGACGCTCAAAACATCACATTCACTTGTGAAATCCGCTATCAATACTTCAAATGGGAGAGAGTATCAGTTTGAAGACCAGTGAACTAATGGCTATGATCAAGGAGGACTGTGTCATCGACAAGTCCCAACTCGATAATGAAAGTCTAAGAACACCCACTCTGCATGGCAAGTATTACGGCATCTATCTTGAGGAAAAACGCATTCTCAGAGCTATGGAGGCAGAGTTCCAAAAGCTCAAGAAGATGAAGTACGATTATTATCTTGGAAGGTGCGATGATTCTGTCTATGAAGATAATCCACTCCCTCTAAAGATTTCGAGACAAGATCTCGACATCTACCTCGATGCAGATGACGATGCACAATCGTTACGAAACAAAATTGTAGTCCAACAAGACAAGTGCGATACAGTGAAGTCATTCATCGACAGAGTCCTCAATCAGAGGAGCTTTCACATCAGAACAGCAATGGATTTTATAAAGTGGAGTAATGGTGGGTAGAGTCGTTCAAAGAACATCGATTCTTAAAGTTTAAGAAATGGTCTGTTGAACTAACTGAATTATAAGATATTTAAAAACTTCGTTTCTGAACATTATTGCAAATCGCATTCAGCATATCTACACCCATTCTATAATAAGGAATGATGCCCTTAAATGCAACAGGTTGAAAACCTAATGGATAAATGATGATCGAAATCCTTAAAATCAATGAGCTCTACGTAAAGGTTATCAGCGATAGAGATGTCGCTGCAGATATCTACGATAACTTCAGCTTCTACGTTCCCGGCTACAAACACATGCCGCGCTACAAAAATGGTATGTGGGATCGGTAAAATTCATCTCTTTAACCTGAAGACACGTTACTGCCCACTCGGGCTTTTAGCTGATTTAGTGCGATACTTCAGAGATAATGGACTCGAGTTCACTGTCGATGAGTCTCTAAGGCTGCAAGGATTCGACAAGCCTCTCTCTAAGTTTATCGAGACAGTGATCCCTGATCTTGAATTAGAGCCTTACGACTACCAACTCGACACCTTCGTCAAGGGAATCCGCCTCAACAGGGCACTGGTGCTGAGTCCAACCGCATCAGGCAAGTCGTTTATCATCTACCTCATCATCCGATTCCTCCTAGAGAACACTGAGGGGAAGGTGCTGATCTCTGTCCCGTCGACTAATCTCGTTAGGCAGATGCACACTGACTTCTGCGAGTACGAGAACAACCGATTCATCTGCGACCAATGCTACGAGATGGCTGCTGGACAGCCCAAAACGACAAGCCGTCGAGTCGTCATAGCGACTTGGAGTATGCTGCTACGACAACCACCGGAATGGTTCCAACCTTACGGAACCTTCATCTGTGACGAAGCACACCAAGCCGACTCTATGGCGCTCAATAAAATCATCGCCAACCTAAAACACGTCCCGTATCGCTTCGGATTCACTGGAACACTTGATGGAAGCAAAACCCATGAGTTACAGTGTAGGGCTTGGTTCGGTTCTCTCATCAAGTCGTCATCTACCAAAGAGTTGATGGACAGGGGTATTCTCAGCACGCTAGAAGTCCAAAACGTTAACCTAGAATATCATAATGACGAGAAGCAAGCAGTGAGTAAGATGAACTATCAGGATGAGATCAAGTTCATCGTTAACCATAGAACAAGAAATGAGTGGATAGTCGATTTGGCGCTTAGCCAACCCAAGAACACGCTGGTGCTCTTCAATCTCGTCGAAAAGCATGGTGAAAAGCTCTTTGAGATAGCCAAGAAGAAAGCAGCCGCAGCAGGCAAACGAGTCTATATGATCATCGGAGAAGTTAAAGTCGATCAGAGGGAGGAGATCAGGCAGTCGATGGAAAGAGAGAACAATGTCGTTCTGTTCGCGTCATTTGGAACTCTGAGCGTGGGTGTTAATATCAAGAATCTTCACACCATCATCTTCGCGCACCCGTACAAGGCTAAGATCAGAACTCTACAGTCTATCGGAAGAACACTGAGAAAGTTGTCAGGCAAGGAGTGTGCAACGCTTATTGACATTATGGATAATCTTTGCTATAATCGCCATGTAAACTTTGCTTATAAGCACGCCGTAGAACGCATGAAGATCTACGAAAGCGAGGAATTCAATTCATCATTCCATACGCACCATTTAGGACAATAACATGGCAACCAACTACATCGACAACAAGCGTTTCACAGCAGCGATTAGGGAGTACTACGAAAGGAAACAAACCAATCCGAATGAGAGGATTCCTGAAGAGATAGGTGGGTATCTCATACTGCTCTCGAAAAAACTCGCGACTCGTTATAACTTCAACAAGTACACCTACAAAGACGAGATGATAAGTGATGGAATCTTGAGGTCCATTGAAGCATTCAAGAGCTTCGACCCAATGAGATCAAACCCATTCGCGTACTTTACGAAAGTGATGTTCAGGACATTCGTTCAACGAATAAAGAAGGAGCATTCCGAAAGATCGATGAGGGATCGCCTTATAATGACAGACGACTTGTTTACTCTCCAAGAGGGTGACACTTGCGCTTTAACGAGGGACCAGGTAATCGGAGATTTTGAATTCAACTCTGGAGAATGAAATGCGAGTTGCTATCATAACGGATCTACATTGGGGCGTTCGAAACAACAGTCTGTTCTTCCTCGAGCACCAAGAAAGATTCTTCTACTCAGTATTCTTTCCGTATCTCGAAGAGCATGGCATCGACACCGTTTGGATTCTAGGAGACTTCTTTGAAAACAGGAAGATGATCAATGTCCAGGTGTTGAACCGAGCCACGCTGTTTTTGGAAGAGTTTGAGAAGAGAGATATCAAGGTCTACTGCATCATCGGCAACCACGATACTGTATTCAAGAATACGAACGAAGTGTCTAGCCTAGTCCCCATCACTAGATCTTTCGCCAACCTCACACTGATACGAACGTATGATGAAATTAACTTCGACGGGTTGAAGGTCGGGTTTATCAGTTGGATATCTCCGGACGTGCGAGATGATTGCATGAGATGGCTGCGATCAACAGATGCCCGAGTCATCTGCGGGCACTTCGAGATCAACTCGTTCGAGATCGTTCGTGGAGTCGTTTGTAGCAACGGATTCGAGCCAAACCTCTTCGAGAGATTCGACTCTGTGTTCTCCGGGCACTTCCACATCAAATCGACCAACGGGATCATCCAGTACCTCGGAAACCCTTACCAAACGAATTGGGGCGAGGCGAGTTACGAAAAAGGTTTCCATGTCTTCGACACCAGCACCAGGGCCCTAGAGTTCATCAAAAACCCCATTGACATCTACGCCGTGATCAACTACAATGATGACTTCGATATTGTAGACTTCGACGCAAACGCCTACCAGCAGAAAATCGTGAGGGTAATCGCCGAGAGCAAGAAGAGCAAGAACAAAAGGAGACTTGAGATACTCATCGAAAAAGTCAGCAGCGTGTGTCAGTCGTTAGAACTAATCGAGGACAAAGAGGTTCTCGTAGACTCTGATGATGGTGCCCCTATCTCAGACACTGCTCAGTTAATCAAACAATTCCTTGACTCATGTCAGATAGACCACCTAGATAAATCGCAGTTGCAGGAGATGGTCTTCGACATCTATAAGGAATCATTAGAGAAGATGACAACGTCATGTTAGAATTTTCACGCATTCGATTTAAGAACATCCTCAGCTTTGGAAACAACTGGACTACGATAGATTTCGCATCCAAGAACAGTATACTCATCCAAGGCAATAACGGCACTGGTAAGAGCGCTGCTATTCTCGATTCAGTGTGCTGGGTTCTCTTTGGAAAACCGTTTAGGAAGGTATCCAAATCGAATCTAGTCAACTACAAGAACCGAAAAGAAATGGTTGTGGAGGTATGGTTTAAATCTGATCTCGGTGCGGAGTATCATATCGTCAGGGGACTCAACCCGCAAGTGTTCGAGATCTATAAAGACGATGTCTTAATAAACCAAGACTCAGCCATTCGAGACTATCAGGAGTATCTGGAGAAGCAGATCCTCAAGATCGATTACCAAGCCTTTACCCAAATCGTAATCCTCGGCAAAGCGACTTATGTCGCTTTCCTCCGTCTCGGGCTATCGGATCGTCGTAAGTTCATCGAGAATGTCCTCAATCTCAATATCTTCGGAGGAATGAATGAGGTCACCAAATCGCGAATCGCTGAGACAAAGAATCTGCTCCAAGCGATCAAGATCGAGTTAAGTCTCCTCAAGCAAAAGATAGAGATGACCAAGAAGCATATCGAAGACTTCGAGCAGGAAGCCATCCGACAGAAGATAGAGCACGACAGGTTCATCGATAGCCAGATACAAGACATTCAAAATCAGATCACCGAGATAGAATCATCTATCGAAGGAAAGCGCGGACAGATAGTGGAAGTGGAAGGGGACTTAACTTCTCTCAACAAGAAGCTAGAAACGTGCTACGATTTACAATCCAAGATGAGCGCGAAGATCAATGAGATCCGCAGGAGAATCAAGTTCTTCTCAGATAACGAGGTATGCCCAACCTGTGAGAACGCTTTAGACGCGATTATCAAGCAATCGAAGATTTCACAGTTTGACCAAAAGGAGCAAGAGTTGGTAGTAGCCCAACAGCAGCTCACGGAAAAGACCGAGTCTATCGGAGAGTGCGTAAGATCAATCCAGCAGAAGGTAGAGAACAATCGAAAGCTCAACCAAGAAATCCAAATCCTCGAGCACGCCATACAGCAGAAGCTGACTATGATCGCCAACGCCGAGAGAGGCAGGAACTTGCCCACACGAGTGGGTGATGACAAAATCCAAGAGAAGAAGGATGATCTTGTCCGCTTAGAAGACGAGAGAGAGTCGAAGAATGAAGACCGCAATCGTCTCAATGTCCAGCTCGACTGTCTAGAGTTTATCGTATCGATGTTGAAAGACACAGGAATAAAGTCGTCCATTATCAAGACCCATATTCCACGAATCGAGACTATTATGAATGGCTACCTTAGATCATTGGGACTATTCGTGAAGTTCGAGTTAAACGAAAACTTCGAAGAGACCCTACTGGGAAGGGGTATAAACGAGTTGACTTACAACGGTTACAGCGAGGGCGAGAAACTGCGAATCGACCTCGCTATGATGATGACATGGAGAGAGGTGAGTAGACTCCAGAACAACCTCGCAGTCAACTTCCTTGTGTTCGACGAGATCCTCGACGCTAGCCTAGACGAGAATGGCGCAGAGAGCCTAATCGACCTGTTCAAAGAGCTGGTGCGAGGAGGAACGAAGGTGATCGTTATATCTCACTCCTCTGAGAAATGGGAGAGCGGGTTTAACGAGATCATGGTCGTGGAGAGAAAGGGCGGCTTCTCGACCATTAGCCAAAAATAAGGCTTGACATACAAAGGCAGTCGTGCTATACTATGCGCAAAACTTGGAGACACTATTATGACTGACGAAACACTCCACCAAATCTTTATCCAAGAGCGGGATGGTGAGTTAGTTGCTACTGATCAGTTTATGACTATCAGCGAATGGGAAGCAACAAAATTCTGCTTCGATCCAGAGACCCTCCACGATCACACGAAATACTTTGCCTTCAAGCAAACCACTCCAACCACTAGGCAGTGGATCCGTATAACATCTTTCTCACTAATCTAATGAGGTATTCACACATGCGTTTAAGCAAGATCACTATCGACATTCTCAAGAATTTGGCTACTATTAATCAAGGATTGGTTTTTCGCCCCGGCAACGAGCTCAAAACCATGAACGTGATGAAGAACACGTTCGTGACCGCCGAGATTCCAGACGAGATCCCTGTCGAGTTCGCCATCTACGATCTCAATGAGTTCCTCGGCACGTTCTCGTTAGCCGAAAACTGCGACATCACGTTCGAAGAAACTCGTATGGTCATGACCTCCGCCAGCGAGTATACCTACTACAACTTCAGCAGCCCAAGCGTCGTTGTCTCACCTGGTGACAGAAAGATGACAATGCCGTCCGAGGACAAGAAGTTCGTCCTTACCAAAGAGGTGTTCGACAAGATCGGGCGTGTCGCCGGGGTGATGAAGCTGAAAGACATCGTCATCGACTGTAATGGCATCACAGTGCTCAATCGCAACAGCGTCGGCAACCAGCATCACATCACCATCCCGATCGACTGCGGAAAGAGCACCAAGCCCGCTATGTTCAAGGTGGAGAGCCTCAAGCTGATCCCTGTAGACTATTCGGTCACTATTAGCGATGTCGGTCTAAGCCGTTTCACCAGCAACAGCGAAGAGTACAAGATCGAGTATTTCATAGCCATGGAAACTGAATAAGGGGTAATCGATGACACTCGCTCTCACCTTCGACGACATCAGCATCATCCCGTGGCATAGCGAAGTCTTGCCTTCGGAGACGTGCGTCAGGGCTCCCCTCACGCGCAACATCACCCTCAATACGCCGCTCCTCTCAGCAGCTATGGACACGGTCACTGAGTCTGCTATGGCGATCGCTATGGCGCAGGAAGGTGGGATCGGTATCATTCACAAAAACCTCTCAGTTCAAGATCAGGTCGAACAGGTCCGTAGAGTGAAGGGATACGAGGGCGGAGTCGTCGCCAATCCGGTGACCATCTCGCCAGATAGCACCATAGCAGACGCCAAGAGACTCATCCAGTCCACGGGAGTATCCAGTTTCCCTGTAATCTACGATGCCTGTTCGGAGTTCGTCGGGATGCTTACCTCCAGAGACATCAAATTCACGAGATGTGACGATGTGTTCGTGAAAGACGTGATGACTCCGAGGTCTAAAATCTATATGGCAGACGAGAGCATGAGCCGAGAAGAGATGATCGAACTCATGTATCAGAAGAAGGTCGAAAGACTACCCGTAGTCCGAAGAAACGGGAACACGCCGCTTCTTGTCGGTCTAATCACGCTGAAAGACTGCCAACTTCTACAGCAGTATCCTCTATCGTCGAGAGACAAAACCGGCAAGCTCTTGGTCGGAGCAGCAACAGGCGTGGGTGACTTAGGATTCGAGAGAGCCGAGGCTCTGATCGCAGCGGGCACAGACGTGATCGTGGTCGATACTGCTCACGGGCATAGCCAAGCAGTGATCGACATGGTGTATAGGCTGAAGAAAGCCTATTCAAAAGTCGAGTTAATCGCAGGGAATATCGTCACCAGCTCGGCGGCATATCAGCTCATAGGAGCGGGAGCGGATGCGGTCAAGGTCGGAATCGGTCCGGGATCTATCTGCACCACGCGAGTGATCGCGGGGGTCGGGGTCCCACAGTTCACTGCACTTCAAACCGTAGCGGAGACCTGTAGCGTCCCAATCATCTGCGATGGTGGCATCCGCTATTCTGGTGATATCGTCAAAGCTATCGTCGCAGGAGCAGACACGGTTATGATCGGCGGGCTATTCGCCGGAACCGCAGAAGCTCCTGGTGATACGGAGCAATACCAAGGTCGCTCCTACAAGTCGTATCGAGGAATGGGATCTATCGGTGCTATGTCACAAAGAAATGGCTCCAGTGACCGTTACTTCCAGGAAGGCAGGGACACGACTAAGCTCGTGCCGGAGGGAATCGAGGGTAGAGTACCGTACCGCGGTCCAGTGAGTGGCGTAGTGACTCAGCTCATCGGTGGGCTTCGTTCTGGAATGGGATACGTGGGCGCGAGAGATTTCGACGAGCTATATTGTCGAGCCGAGTGGGTTCAAGTGACACAAGCTGGTCAAGTGGAGAGTCATCCACATAATATATCGATCGTTAAAGAGAGCCCCAACTACACGGGGTTATTATGAGAAGGGTGGCAGTGCTGTTCAGCGGGCGTGGGTCTAACCTCAAAGCCATCTTGGAAGAGGCTGACAAGTATCCTGAGATTATTAATGTCGTTTGCGCTATCACTGACAACGTTGATGCGCCCGGAATCATGCACGCTTGGGATCATTCCGTTCCTGTGGTAATCCTCATTGATCCTAAGGCAACGTCACGAAATCAGTGGGAAAGGAAAATCACATCGATCCTGCAAGGATACGGTGCTCAACTCGTTGTCCTCGCAGGGTTCATGCGCGTTATGCACGAAGAGTTCTGCATGGTATGGAATGGCAGGTGTATCAATATCCACCCATCCTTGTTGCCTAAATACCCCGGACTTCACACCCATAAGCGAGTAATAGAGGCTGGCGATGAGTGGCACGGTTGTACAGTGCATTATGTCACTCCTGAAGTCGATGGCGGTCCTATCATCGCTCAATCTCGCGTGAAAGTGGAACCTAACGATACGGAGGAGACACTAGCAGCAAGGGTTCTTGTCAAAGAAAACGAACTCTTGCCTAAGGTTGTTCACGTTCTTTGCGGCAGTTAATCTAACCAAAAGGTATACTCGATGCAGATATTCACTGGTAACTCAAACCCGCAACTCGCAAAAATGATCGCTAGTCAATTCGGAGGACTCCGAGACATCACAGTCGACCGATTCAGCGACGGCGAAGTCTACGTGGAACTCCCAGAGAACGTGAGAGGGCAGGACGTGTTCATCGTCCAATCGACCTGCTTCCCCTCAAACGATCATCTCATGGAACTCATGCTCATGGTAGACGCCATCAAGAGAGCCTCAGCCAAGAGCATATCTGCGGTTATCCCGTATTTCGGCTATGCCCGCCAGGACAGGCGACCTCGCTCTGCCCGTGTCCCCATCTCTGCGAAGGTGGTCGCGAACATGCTCACTCAAGCGGGTATCGGGCGTCTGCTCACCATGGAACTCCACGCCGACCAAATCCAAGGGTTCTTCGATATTCCTGTAGACAACATCTACAGCACGCGCCAATTCGCAGAGGATATCAGATCGTTAAAACTGCCTAATCTCGTGATCGTCTCACCCGACGTGGGCGGTGTCTTGAGAGCAAGGTCACTCGCCAAGCAAGTGGGCGACTGCGATCTCGTCATCATCGACAAGAGGCGTCCCGAGCCCAATGTCTCTGAGGTGATGAACATCATCGGTGACGTCGTCGGGAAGAACTGCGTCATAGTCGATGACCTCGTGGACACGGGTGGGACGCTCTGTAAAGCCGTTCAGGCTATCATGGACAAAGGCGCTGTCTCCGTCCGCGCCTACTGTACCC